TCTCTAGGCGGTAATATAACCGCAGATGTCCTTAACCAAGAATATCAAATATCTGCAATTATTGATGCCGATAGCTACGAAGTTGAGGCTAAAGACCCTACCACAGGTGTAGAAGTACTAGCCGACGCTTCAGATACCGGTAATGGTGGAACTGCCGTAGTTGGCGCGTATCAAATATATACTGGCGAAGCTTTCGCTGTCCCTCTTACTGGTTGGGGTGGTGGCACTTGGGGAGCAGGTGTATGGGGTACTGGCGGTACTTCTACCGAAAATATTCGGTTATGGAGCCAAGCTAATTTCGGTGAAGATCTTATATTTGGTCCTCGTGGGGGCGATATATTCTACTGGGATGCTACTAATGGGGTATCTACACGAGGTGTATATCTAAGTTCTTTGTCAGGAGCGTCCGATGTACCAGAAAGCCAGAACATAATCTTAATTTCGGATATATTCCGCTTCGTGTTCTGTTTTGGCACTAATGATATTGGCACTGCTACTGTAGATCCCATGCTTATTCGGTGGTCTGACCAAGAAGATGCATTAAACTGGACTCCTGCAGCAACTAACCAAGCGGGATCTTTACGGCTATCTCGCGGTACTGAAATAGTTGCAGCAAAGCAAGCACGCCAAGAAGTCCTAGTTTGGACTGATTCTTCCCTGTACTCTCTACAGTATTTGGGGGCACCTGCTGTTTGGGGTGCACAGCTCGTTGGGGATAATATCTCTATAGCGTCGCAAAACGCCGTAGCGTTTGCTTCAGGTGTGGCCTTTTGGATGGGTAAAGATAAGTTCTATGCCTATGATGGACGTTCTCAGCCCCTCCCTTCTGATTTGCGTAGGCATGTATTTAATGATTTTAATACTCTACAATACGACCAAGTATTTGCTGGGACTAACGAAGCTTTCCATGAAGTATGGTGGTTCTACTGTTCTGCTAATAGCAATACTGTTGATAGATATGTTATCTACAACTATCTAGAAAAAACTTGGTATTACGGTAATTTATCTAGGACTGCATGGATAGATTCAGGTCTACGAAATTATCCACTTGCTGCCACCTATACTTATAACTTAGTTAATCATGAAGAAGGCTTTGACGATAACGAGACGGGTACTACTGCGCCGATAACTGCATCTATAACATCTGGACAGTTTGATATTGATGAGGGCGATCAGTTTGCCTTTATACGCCGTATTCTCCCTGATATGACGTTCGATGGGTCTACCGCCTCATCCCCTGCAGCTACACTTACACTCATACCACTTAATAATTCTGGTTCCGGGTATAATACCCCTGCTTCAGAGGGAGGTTCCAGTAGTGGGTCGGTTATTCGCTCGGCAACAGTTCCAGTAGAAGCTTACACAGGACAGGTTGATCTACGGGTTCGTGGTAGGCAGATGTCATTTAAAGTAGAGTCTACCGCAGAAGGTGTTGCTTGGCAGTTAGGTACTCCTCGTGTGGACATGCGACCTGATGGCAGGCGTTAATGGCTAACGAAATAGAAAGGGTAGAACCTCCAGCTATACCATTAGCTACCGAAGAATATAATCGACCTTTTATGGATCAATTCAGCAATGTGTTTAGGCTGTTCTTCAACAGGTTAAATAATGTTGTAAGTACACTTACTAGTAGTGATGATGGCGGCAAGTTTTTGTATATGCCACGGGGGCTTTTTTACAGCACCGCCGATCAGACCGCTGCGGTAATTAACACAGGGTACCCCGTCGAGTTTGAAAACACCTACATCGGTAACGGCGTTAGTATTGCTGGTGCCGACAATACCCGAATAACCGTATCCTCTGATGGCGTTTATAATTTCCAAGTGACGCTACAAACCGCACACACTAACTCTTCTGATGTTAAGATAACTACGTGGATTAACAAAAACGGAACCGATGTAGCTTATGGTGGGCAGGAACAGACAATTAAAGGTAACTCTAACCAGCCAGTGTTTTGGAACTTTTCTATTGATCTAACAGCAGGTCAGTACATCGAAATGTATTGGGCTACAGCAGACTTATCTTTATCGCTTGACTCTACTGCACCTACGTCTCCACATCCCGGAATCCCATCTGCTGTCGTTGCGGTATCATTTGCTAGCAACCTATAAAATATTTACGACTTCGTTATCGTTGTGCTAGCATGTACGTCCCTTAACGGAGGTGCAAAAATGGATCGTATAGCGCTCTTTAATGAGCTACTAAAGATAATCAAAGTAATTGGTGGGGAGAACGTAGAAGCTAAATCGGAGAACGATAGTATAAAAGATATTGGGTTAGACAGTTTAGATATTGTCATGCTCTGTATGTATTTGTCGGAGTTGTATGGACTTAGTGAAGAAAAAGCTAAGGATATTCCGATAGACACTATTAAGAAGGCGTTCGACTACGCCGAAAGCAGAGGTACCCAGAAACCCGAGTCCGTAGAATCCGCTATCGAGGCAATAAAATGATTTATATGACTCACTGTGCGCGAATCTGCACGACTGAACGTCTGCTTGTAGATGATATACCCTATCCGCAGCACGCACACATAATTGCTGACACGTTTAAAAATGCGAAGACCGGGCTTATATACCCACCCCACAAACTACTAGATGCTGTTAGAGACCCTAGTATCGTCAAATATGTACGTAATACACAGACTAAAGGTAAAACGGCCTTCTTGTTTGCAGCAGGTAATCAAGGTTGGATGGGTACTCAAGGTCGATACGATAAAGACCCAGAAACTGCACTGCATCATAAGGTAAAATTACCATTTATTACGCTAAGTAATATCTACGCAGGGCGGGTAGCCGCAGAATTTGGAGAGGTCCATCATATATCAACTGACGCGACCGCCTGTGCATCTAGCCTTAAAGTCCTTATGGATGTGCAGAACCTTATAAATAACTTTGGGTTTACGCGGGTTATTGTACTCAGCGGTGAGGATGCGGTTAACAACTTAACCTTGGAGTTTTTTGGTGAAGCACGAGCTAGTCTTCAATATGCGGATGAGGAAAGTCTATGTCCTTCGGCGTTTGATGACATAAATATGGGGTTCCACCTTGGTCAAGGCGCGGTAATCGCTGTGTTTGAAAGTGAGTCTACAGAAGTACCTAGGCCGCTAGCTCGATTACTCGGCGCATACACTGCCTCAGAGGTGTATACAAACCCTCTAGGGCAACGTGCAGACGGTTCTGGATATAAGGCTGCTATAGAAGGTGCATTACATGTAGCCAAAGTAGATCCAAATGTAGTACAAATGGTGAAGACGCATGGTACCGGCACCCCGGTTAATAATGCTGCAGAGAAGTCGGCCCTAACCGACCTTCTTCCTAATTTCATCGCTACCTCGTATAAACAGCGTGTGGGGCATACTATGGGTGCTAGTGGATTGTTAGAGACAAGCCTAATGTTTGACGATTTATCTGATGGCTTTGTTCCTGCTATTCTAAATAGAACTGAAGATGACCCTGTATTTTTATCGGAACATGCCCTTCCTCAAGGGGATATAGTTTTAAGTTTAGCTGCAGGGATGGGGAACGTGTTTTCCGCCGCTGTGTTTTCTACGGACGTATGACATGGAAACTGTAGATAGCAAAAAAGAGTTGTTGGGAGGTCCAGAGATAATAACTCGACATGTTCGGGATAATCCGGGTTTGTATCCACCGGGTGTATCTATGGGGGCTATAGTAGCCGAACTTACGATGCCCGATAAAGATGTGGTTCAAATAGGTAATACAGTATTTATTGGCCATCTAGGTAAGGGTAAGAACTCTAAAAAGATGTCTGGACGTGCATTAAATGTAGATACAGGAAAAAATTTTATAACGAACGGGTTTAAGTATTTTACGTATTTACAGAAGCGAGGGATTACTCATTACTCTACTACGTTTGATAGTCCTATATTTCTAAATGCTTTTCGGGTATTTCAACGTCAAGCACATAAACAAGATACTCAGATAGGTATAGGTAAGCTTAAACAAGCCCCAGATACCTATATAGCGTTCATACGGCTAGGCAAAGAGCCGTTAGCTATGGAGGCATAGGATGGCCCCTGTTGTAAAAGCTGGTGAGACTCTAGCAAAGCCAATTGTAAAAGTTGCCGAAGACGTTATTGACGTTGCCGAAGATGTTGTTGAGACTGTCGCAGCGCCAGTTGTTAATGTTGTCGAAGATGTTGTTGACGTTGTTGAAGACGCCGTTGAGTGGGTCGGAGACGCCATAAGTGATGTTGCTGATTTTGCGTATGACGAGATTATACAACCCGTAGGGAATTTTGTTGAAGGTTATGTTGAGGGTATGCTGGATGACCCTATCGTAACCGCTGCAAAAATAACTGCATTAGCTACGGGACAAGCATGGGCAATACCGCTTATTGATGGAGCTGCTGTTGCTATACGAGGTGGAGATTTTGAGGACGTTCTAACTAGTGTTGCAATTAGCTATGCGGCACAAACTGTCGGTGGTGAGTTCGGGGACATTGCAGGTGAGTTTGTAGGAGAGGCTGTTGGTGAGGCTGTCGGTTCCGAGATTGCTAAAGAAGTAGTATCACAAACTGTAAGATCTGGAACCGAGAGCGCCTTTAGCGCCTTATTATATGGCACTGATCCAGTAGAAGCTTTTGTTACAGGTGGTTTAAACGCAGCCATTAGTGCGACTTCAGCTAAAGTGGTTGAAGGGATAGGGTTTGACTTTAAAACCCCAAAGAAAGATGCGAATGGTAATATAATCAAAGATTCTAGAGGTAACACTGTATACCGCACAGATCCCATACCTAATGTAGCGATGAAAGTTGTAGGTGCCGGTGTAAGCGCGGCGCTAACTGGGAAAGAGATTACTGCCGACCTTATAACGGGTGCCGTGGCCGAAGGCGTTCTCACTATGGACCTCGTACGGGCTACAGGGGCAGAGCTTGGACTAGACTTCACTGAGGATTCTCCAGAGCTTATGTATATGGCGGCTGGCTTACAAAGAGTGGCTACCATTGTTGCTAGTGGAGGAAACGGAGAGCAGGCGGCACAAGCTTTCAAAGCTACTATTGATGCCTATGGTGTTAGTGCCCTCACAAAAGAAGTCAAAGACTCGAAAGTTGGCGATTTTGTAAGTGATACCATCGACATGATGTCAGGAGACTATCAAAAAGCTACTGGTTTGGTTGATGATATCAACACTGAATCTGAAAAAAGAAGTGGGTACGTCACTGAATACGAAGCCAAACGTACAGAATTAAATGATCTTATTACGGATATAGATAGGCGTAAAACCGAAATAAATGGACTGCCGACAAGAACAGCGGCGCAACAGGCTACTTATGATAGAAAAGTAGCTGAGTTAAATAATGTGGTTGCAGATTTTAATAGTAAGTATGCTTCCTACAATCCGCGTATGGAAACACTAAAGACGTACATAAATACGAGCAACACTAAATTAGCTACACTCCAAACGCAACTTACCGCTGCACAGCAA